AGGAGGAAATGCGCCGTCTTAGAGGTAAAGCTGTAGGGATGGGTATGAAGAAAGGAGGCAAAGTAGGCAAAGTACGTGGTGCTGGGATTGCTACGCAAGGTGTTCGTCCTTGTAAGATGGTGTAGTTATGGCTACATCCGGTACTGCTACATTCAATATGGATTTCACGGAAATCGCTGAAGAAGCGTGGGAACGTGCGGGCCGTGAAATGCGTTCTGGTTATGATCTGCGAACAGCTCGTAGGTCTATGAATTTATTGACTATTGAGTGGCAAAATCGTGGCATTAATATGTGGACGATTGATTCAGGGACCATCAACCTTGTGCAGGGTACTGCAACTTACGCATTACCGGCTGATACTATTGATCTTTTAGAACAGGTCATTCGCACAGATACTGGTAGTATCTCTAAACAATCTGATCTTAGTTTGTCACGTATTACTGTTTCTACCTATTCAAGTATCCCTAATAAATTAAGCGAAGGCCGCCCCATACAAGTTTATATTGATCGTGGGCAAGCTAATCCTTCAATGACTTTATGGCCTGTTCCTGATAAATCAAGCACTTATGTTCTTAACTATTGGCGTATGCGCCGTATAGAAGATGCAGGTAGTGGCATTCAGACCTCTGATGTTAATTTTAGATTTTTGCCACCTCTAGTTGCAGGACTAGCTTATTATGTAGCTATGAAAGACCCGGAGCTGGTGGACAGAATACCAATGTTAAAAGCTGCGTATGAAGAATCATATGACCTAGCGGCTGGAGAGGACAGAGAAAAAGCGTCACTTCACTTAATACCACGTATGTATAGCGTGTGAGGTAGTTATGAGTCAGCGGTTTGCGTCGAGTAAAAAAGCACTTGCTATATGTGATATATGTGGATTTCAGTACAAGTTAAGGCAGCTTAAAAATTTAATAAAAAAGAATAAGATAACAGCGTTAAAAGCGTGTCCAGAATGTTGGAATTCAGACCAACCACAGAACAGGTTAGGGGAGTTTCCAGTAGATGACCCGCAAGCAATACGCAATCCAAGACCGGATTTTACTGAATTTCCGGCAAGCAGAGCACATATTGAACCAGTAGACCCTTCAATAATAGTAGGGTTTGGAAAAGTAGGCGTTGTAACCATTTCAATCGTATAGAGGTTTGAATATGCGTAAAAAGAGTAAAAAGAGTAAAAAAGCACCTAAAATAACCACGTTCCCTGATAAACCTACAGTTTATCCTCCGGGTACAAAGGTTAACCAACCTATAGATATGAAAACCAGCGGTATTAAAATGCGTGGTGTTGGCGCTGCTACCAAAGGAATAATGTCACGAGGTCCAATGGCGTAGTGAACTATACGGCGCTTAAAACAAACATAAATGATATTTGTGAGCAGACGTTCACTGATGATGAACTTGCTATGTTTACAGAACAAGCTGAACAAAAAATATACAGTTCAGTGCAAATACCTGCGCTTCGTAAAAACCAAACAGGTACTTTAACTTTGGATAATGAATACCTGACTATGCCTAGTGATATGTTGTTTGTGTATTCCTTAGCAATTGTTAATAGTAGTGATTATGTATATCTTTTAAACAAGGATGTTAATTTTATGCGGGAAGCGTATCCAAATCCTGCTACTACGGGTACTCCGGTACATTATGCTCTTTTTGACCAAACCAGTCTTATTGTAGGTCCAACACCTGATGCTAATTATAGTTCTGAAATCCACTTTGGATATTATCCTGAATCTATTGTTACTGCGGGTACTACTTGGTTAGGTACTGAGTTTGATTCAGTGCTCCTTAATGGGGCGTTGATGGAAGCTATACGTTTTCAAAAAGGTGAAGCTGATATGTTTACTATGTATGAAAAATTTTATATACAAGCGATGGTATTGTTGAAGAATCTTGGCGAGGGAAAACTACGTGAAGATACTTATCGTTCTGGGCAAGTTAGAAGAGAAGTTGTGTAATGATTAGTGCCAATGGTGCAATGCAGGTAGGAGATATAACTTTATTCACTGTGTCTAATCGTGGGTTTACACCTGAAGAACTTGCAGAACGAGCACTTGATAGAATCCTTTATGTAGGAAAGAATAGTCATCCAGCTATTCAAGAACAGGCAGAAGTTTTTAAGAATCAAATTCATGGTGTGTTGGTGGAGTATATGAAACAAGCCATTCGTTCTAATCACACTACTTTGGCTAACCGGTTTCGCAATGCGGGACACCCAGAACTTATAAAATTATTGGAGATATAACATGCCTATAACTGTAACTACTGCAATGCCCACCAGTTTTAAAGTCGAACTGTTAAAAGGCTTACATGACCTTCAACTCGGTGCTGACGCGCTTAAGATAGCGTTGTTAAAAGCTACTGCGTCGGGATCAGGAACTTACAGCGCTGCAAGCACTAACTATTCTAATATCACTGGAAGTAGTGATGAAACAAGTGGCAGTGGCTACAGTGCTGGTGGAAACGCTCTAACGAATGTAACACCTGTTGCCTCTGGCACTACAGCGATTTGTGATTTTAGTGACACTACATGGTCTAGTGCGTCTTTCACTTCATGCGGCGCAATGATCTACAACACCAATGATTCTAATTCTGCTTGTGCGGTGTTAAGTTTTAGTGGGGATCAAACTGTTAGTACGGGCGATTTTACTATTCAGTTTCCCGCTGCTGGGGCTTCTACTGCGATCATACGCATCGCCTAAAGGCTAAATAGTGGCAGATAGAACTGTAAATCTCGGTGCGGTATGGGGTAAAGACGGCTGGGGTGATGGCGCGTGGGGAGACAATGGGAATGTCTCTGTAGCAGGTACTGGCGCAATCGGAACAGTAACCTTTTCTCTTGCAGAAAATGTTGTTCCAACAGGTGTAGTAGGAACAGGTGCAGTAGGAACGGTAGTTCTATCCTATAGTGGGTCTATAGTTCCAACAGGCACAGCAGGGACAGGTGCAGTAGGAACGGCAGTTCTATCCTATGACTGGACGGTATATCTCGGTGGTCCGTGGGGTATAGCTGGTTGGGGTGACGGTACTTGGGGATCGAGTCAGAATACCTCTGTAGCAGGCACCGGTGCAATTGGAACAGTAGTTATATCGTTTGCGGAAAATATTGTTCCAACAGGTGTAGTAGGTACTGGTGCAATTGGGACAGTAGGCTTTGTTCTGGATGAGACTATTGTTCCGATAGGAGTAGTAGGTACAGGTGCAGTAGGAACTGCAATCATATCGTTTGCGGAAGTTGTTGTTCCGACAGGCGTAGCGGGAACAGGCGCGATAGGAAGTGTTACTACAGTTTCCACGGCAATTCCTTCAGGCGTTGTTGCTACAGGTGCAGTAGGTACGGTAACTTTAACCTATAGTGGGTCCATAATTCCAACAGGAGTGGTGAGTACTGGCGCTATAGGCACAATAACCCGAGGGGGTTGGACTACAATAGATGATTCGCAAACACCGAATTGGATAGAAGTGGACAAGGCGGCTTAGGAGAAATTGGTAATCCTGTCGCACTGGTTAACGTGCCGGTTGATGGTGTGCCTAGCGCACCGTCCAATACAACAGGTGCGCCAGCAGAACCTACGTTGACTGCCAGGGCTGTCAACACCCCAGTACCAGCACCAGTGATATCACCAACTGCAACTGATGATGCTACTACATTAGCTAAAGCATCAACTACCGCCGCGCCCGAACCAGCCCCATCTAAATAAACTATTTTAGTTTTACCTGTAGCGATGTTAATCGTAGCACCAGAACCTTGTTTAATCGTAATTGTCTGACTGCCCGACGTAGCATTCTCTATCCACATCAATCTGGACACAGTAGTAGGTTCAATAGTTAATACTCGCGTAGTTGATAAACTAACCCCAGAAGTAACTTTAAAATAAAGCGCCCTCACAGGATCAGCCGCACCATCTGCTACAGTAGTAGTGGTATTAGCATCTGAAGCAAACGAAACCTGTGTGGCATACCCAAGCGCCTCTCCAATTAACTCCAGATTGGTATTGGTCGATGTGCCCCAGGTTCCATCCTCGTCGCCGGTAGTGATCTCTTTAAGTCTTAAATTATTTACATAAGTAGCCATTTATTTCTCCTAAGCCGCCTTGTCCACTTCTATCCAATTCGGTGTTTGCGAATCATCTATTGT